GTGTAGATACTAATTGAAAAGTGCGCTGTATTCTAATTGAAAAGAGCTCCATCCATAACTTGTTACAAAATTACTATAAGTTTAAAATATTCATTTATCTTGTCTCATTTTTTGTGTTTCCTTAAGCCTATAAGACAGTCCGGTCATATTAACCAGATAAGCTTTATGTGTAAGCCTGTCAACCATTGCCGCCACAAGCACCTTGTCCTTTATGATTTCATTCCATCTGTTAAAAGCCAAATTAGTAGTAATGATTGTAGCCTTTTTTCCGGCTCTTAACGACAGGTGGTTAAAAAGCAGTTCTCCTCCTTCCTTGTCACAACTGACATATCCGAACTCATCACAGATGACCAGATCGTATTTTTCAAACCTTAATTGTAGCGTCCTCAGTGTCTTTGCTGATTTAGCCTCCCTTATCTGGGTAAGCAGGACCGGCACTGAAGTAAACAATACGGTAAAGTCCTGTTGGCAGGCCTTTATTCCTAAAGCCGTAGCAATATGCGTCTTTCCCGTTCCCGGATTTCCATACAGGACCAGGTTTCTTCCCTGTCTGATGAAGTCCAGTGTCTCCAATTCAGGTAATATTACCTGTGCCTCTTTGGGCATGTCTTCCATAACAAGCTCATGCAGATACTTCATTTGTGGAAATCCCGCAGATCTTATCCTTGATCTTCTTCTACACTCCCTTCTCCTGGCGCTTTCCTTTCCAAGCAATTCCGTCAAGAACTGCAGATGGTTCCAGTTTTCTTCAGCTGCCAATGAAAGGGTGCATTCCAGTTCCTCTTTAAAGGCCAGAAGCTTCAGTTCTGCAGCATAGTCATAAATGGTTTCTTTTTCTGATTTCATATATTATAAACTTAAATGGTTGGTATTATATCATGCACTTCATTGTATCCTGTCATGAGCGCCGTGATGCCTTCAAGCATATCCACAGCTTCTCTTTCTATATTCTCCTGTTGTGCCGGGAGAACAGGCGGTTCCATGGTTTCTTCTGTCTCTCCCTGTACGCTACCATGCAGCATGGCCTTTACCTGGTCCGGAGATATCTTTCTGACACCACGTCCGGTCAGCTCCTTGCATGCCGTGACAATGTCCGTTCCGGAAAATCCATTTTTTCGGGCATAGTCCAGCAACAGAACAAACGTCCTGTTGTCCTCCTTGAAATGGATGTCATACAGCCTTCTCAGTTCTTCCGGTGCTCTTTGCCAAACCACAGAGTGGGGCAATGCCCCCGGTTTACGGGAAAGTGTACGCAAATAGTGCTCCAGCTTGATGCACCAGTCTCCACCGCAATAACTGCGTTGATGAGAGGCCACTTTCTCCTTCCCGTACAGGATGACGATTTTTTCACTATAAACCTTGACATGTACTTTTTCTCCCACAAGAGAATCAGGTACGGAATAATGAACATTTTTCATGCTGATAGTTGACCATTTATCCACAATGTACTCATAGACCTCAAAACAGCCCAGATTACCGGGAAAAGGCTTCAGCGATGACAGGTCAGCTTCCAGACGTGATGTTTTCTCCGCTGTTGAAAGACTGCCTTGCTCGTTGTTGACCTGCATACATACCCGGTTTAAATGCTCCTGGGCAGAATGTATATCACCAAAATGGTCTGTCAGGCAGAAAGCTTTCCTTCTGACATATTCCACGCTGCGCTCCACATGTCCTTTCTCCCATCCGGCCCGTACATTACAGAAACGGTACTCAAAACAATAGAAACCGGACATCTTCATCAAAGCTTCTGTAGGTTTCTTATCACCACCGACAAAGCTCTTGACGGCTACACGCATATTGTCATAGACCATCATGGCGGGGACACCATGTATATCCCTGAAAAAGTTACGGTGGGATTCCATGAAGGCAAGCGTATTCTGATGCCTGAAAAGATAGGCGTATCTGCCATTGCTATGCCCGAAAGTGAATACGGCCAGATAAAACTTGGTTTTGACGCCGTCAATAAAAAGAAGAACTTCACCCCAGTCAAACTCGGCAATGCATCCAGGCTCATAGAACAACCGGATAAAGGCTTCGCTCTTTTTCTTCTCTTTGTATGACTCTATATTTTTTATATAACTGCATACTGTGGCGTAACTGATGGTGTATCCTTGAGATAACAGAAACTGGTGGATATCCTTTTTCAACATGCGCTGTTTGCGAAGTCCGGTAGCTATCTTAACGGCATTCTTCTTCAGGCAAAATCCTATCTTATCCTTAATCTCTTGTGTGAGCCGGCGAGGACGGCGTCTGGAACTGTCATACCTGGGCTGGATGGTAAGCAAATCACTCAAAGCCTCTTCTGGATTGTCCGTGCGGATGGCTGATTCGTACTTTGAAAGAATATTGTCAACGGTATGACGGCTGACATGAAGTTCACGAGAGATACGCCGTTTGCTATAACCGCATACTCTATACATGTGTATTATTGATTGTCTTTCTACCATAGTCTTCATTTTACCTTTGCATTTGGATTATACAAAGGTCATTATACTTATCCTATGGTGGCGCAATTTTCAACTGGAATATTGGCGCACTTTTCAATTAGTATCTACATATTCCGCTGACCAGAAATGGACCAGCGCATCTGTCGATACCACATACGTAAGAGCGGACACCGTTTCCATGAACTCTCCGCTTCCCATCAAGAAGCGTGATTCACTGGCCCATGCCAGCGGCACACTGCCCAAACAGGGTATCTCCCGTGTAATGGAAGAATCCGACATCAATACCATCAACATCATGAAGGCCCAGGGTGCAAAATGGACACAAATAGCATCCAAACTGACGGAAGACCCTTTGTTCTGCTCCATCGGGCTGGACGAATCCAATGAGGCGAATTTTCTGACAGCCTTATGCGAGGGGGTTGTAGCGGTTGAGGATCTGACCAATGTCGGAACAGCACTGCGTGTCAATTTCGGTTACCTGCCGAAAAACGGATTTGGTGTGACCACTCCCGGCGAGATAACCTTGGATGACATAGAACGTGTGCTCGCCGCAGCTGACGGAGACGGCAATTCCATATCAGTCATCTGTATCGCCCTGTCAACCTACAAAAAACTGCGCCAGACACAAGGAGCCAAAGAACTCGCCGCCACATACAGAGGGCAGATTTTCGACAGTGATACCTCGCTGCCCACTCCTACCTCATCATTGTTTGACGAGGCTTTCGCCGACCAATATAACGGTGTCAGATTCCTGAAGATTGACCGTTCGATCATTTATGAGAAAAACGGTGTACGCAAGGCTTACAAACCGTGGAACGCAAACCGCTTGGTTTATCTGACTACCGAAAATGTCGGCAGTTTGGTCTGGGGGACATTAGCAGAAAAGACAAGCCCGGTGGAAGGAGTGGTTTATACCACAGTTGATGAGATGAAACTTATCAGCCGTTTCAGAACCGCTAACCCTTTGGTGGAAACTACCGCTGGACAGATGCTTGCGCTTACCGTGATTGAAGGAGTAGACCAGATTTATTATCAGGATATCACCGATGCACAAACTGTTGACGCAGAAAAGGAGGCCCAAGATTCAACAGATGTGAAAGTCACCATCTGGGGAGATACCTACAAAAAAACGGAGTTCGTTCAGGAGCTTAACAAGATAACTGGTGGCAAGCTGACTGCGAAATCTGCCGATGAAAAGATCATCGCCCGTGTCAACGAACTGAACGATGAAGATGAAGCCACTTTAAAAGCCACAGTAGAATCACACAAATCTGAATAATGTATGAAAACGGTCCTGCAAGCATTGAAAGATGAAGTCCACTACAAATTAAGTAGTGGCTTCTTTGAAAACCGTTTGCTTGAAAGAAGTCTGGACGGAAATGAAATATGCACCATCGACATTCTTAAAAGCAAACCGTTCAAAGGTGCTGTGGCCGACTGTCTCATGAGCCTGATTCAGATGCCCAACTTTACAGAAGGAGATGTTTCCTTAAGTCTATCTGACAAGGATAATATACTGACGTTAGCCAACGGCATCTATAATTCAATAGGCGAAACAGAAAAAAACATTGGTGAACCGATAGTCTATATAGGAAAATAATCATGATACTTGATGATAGACCACATAAGCTGCAATATCTTATTACCGCTCCCGGTTACGAAGACAAGAACGGCGATTACCACCAGGGTGAAAGCCGATGGGAAGGTGATATCCCATGCCGGAATGTTCCGGCCGGAAAAGCTGAACAAAAGCAATTTGAGGACGGAGCAGTCCGTACCTATTCAGCCACGATACGTCTTGATGCTGAATGCCGGGAATTTACTGTTGGAGATCGTGTGAAGTTATTCCTGTCAGGAGATATCGTTAGAGAATGTGAGGTCAAAGGGTTTCATCGTTATCAACTATATGCGAAACTATGGGTATAAAAATGACGACACCTGCAAGTCGGATAGACACCCTTATCAATAAGGAAAAAGAACGTGTTGAAGTGTTAACTGTCCGCGCCCTCTCCTACCTTGGAGAATTGTGTGTGATCGAAGCAAGGAACAGACCGCAGGAGATAAGCTGGTATGACCGGTCAGGAAACTTGCGCAGTTCGATTGGCTATGCCATCATCCACAACGGAAAAATACTTGAATACTCAGATTTCACACAAGTACGACAAGGTAATGAGGGAGTCAGGAAAGGCAAAGCACTTATTGAGGAATTGTCTAAAAAATTCGCGAATGGCTACGCACTTGTTGTAGTAGCCGGAATGAACTATGCTGAATTTGTGGAAGCAATGGAAAATAAGAATGTACTTGCATCCGCCGAACTGTTTGCAAGAAAGGAACTACCGGGAATGATGAGTAAACTGAAAAAGCAACTTGCATCATGATGAAGTCTGATATTGAAATCAAAGATGATATTTACAAACACATCAAAGGTTCCCTTTTGGAAAAAGTCGTGAACGGAAAACTTTGCAAGGCATCAAAAAGACCATCCAACTCTGACAGGGAGGATATAGTCATATCAATCCTTGAAAATGGAAGCGGACAGATACAGGAAGCTTTCGTGAATGTGAACATTTATGTAAAGGACAATATCCGTAATGGCGAGGCGGAAATGAATGATGCACGCTGTAGAGAACTTTGCAAAGTCGCTATCCAAGTATTGGAAACAGGGCATGGAGAAAGCTACCGCTTCACGCTGAATAAACAAAGGGTGCTTGAAGTGAACGGAAAGAACGAGCACTTCATTAACAATAAACTATTATATTCATTCAATAACGAATAAGATCATGGAATTATCTTGGGGAAAATGTACTATCAAAATTGGAAAGCTGCAAAGCAGCGGAGAAGCTCCTTCATCTTGGATTGATATACCGACACCTGTCGAGAACTCTACAAAATTGACACCTACAAAAGGTGCGAAGAAAGAGGCCAAGATTGAAGGTGGAGAAAACGAGGCTGTCAAGTATGCGGCAAACACCTATACGTTTGAGTTTGAAATCCGGGCTGGCAAAGGCCGTAGAAAACCGGTGGAAGATACAGATGGTGTGATTACAGGTGAATACGCTGTCAAGCTCCAGCCTGAAGACAAAACTGTTGAAGGTATCATAATCGACAGAAGCGTGTTGTCCTTGGAGGATACATACGACACAGATAATGGCACCAAGTGGAAATATACCGCTGACGTATTGAAACCTAAGACCGGCAATCAGGTAAAATTCGAAGTCGTAAATTTTAATGGTGCCGGCAGCCTTCGAGTGATCATCACAGATGATGGCGGAGCCGGCATGTGGAAATTATCTACAGAAACGGACTGGCATCATAGCGGTACTTCAATTACCACAAAAGCCGGTCTTGTGACAATCATATATAAAGATATCGAAGGAAAAACACTGCCTACACAGACATCCGCTACTGTTAAAGATGGGGAAACAGTTGAAGTAAACGCGGTGTACACTTCTGCCGGATGATAATTTTCCATTCAGAGAACAGGCAAACGGAAAGACGTCCTTTACAGGTTGGAGGATAAACCTGCATCAAATTTATGATTTATGAATGACAAAGAGCGAAATATTGAGATGGATGTGGCCGACGCCATCATGGAAAGACCTGCCGGCTTTACCGTTGGCAAGCGGTCTTTCTTTATCCATCCCGTCACACTCGGCAAAATGTATCTTTTGGCCAGATTATTTGATTCCCTCGAAATAAGCAAACAGGTTGTTTCCACCAATCCTTATATGGAAGCCATAAGGATCTGCAAAACGAAACGTGATATTGTCTGCCGCATACTCTCCTACTCCACGTTCAACCGGAAGAACGATTTGTTCGACAATAGCAAGGTGGATAAGCGTACAAAATTGTTTTCCCGAACACTCTCTGAGGAGGAACTTGCTACCATACTGGTTCTCATTCTTACAAGTGATAATATGGATACCTTCCTGCGGCATTTCGGAATAGACAAAGAAAATACGGAAAGAAAACGGATAGCCAAAGTAAAAAAGGACAATAGCAGTATCTCATTCGGAGGCAACAGCACCTACGGAACAATGATAGACTTTGCCTGCCAAAGATACGGATGGACTTTTGATTATGTGGTATGGGGCATCAGCTATATCAATCTAAGGATGTTAATGGCTGATGCCATCACGACTGTATATCTGTCCTCTGACGAAATGAAACAACTCGGAATATCTGGTTCAGAAGAAATAATCGATGCCGGGAATCCAAAGAACAGGGAACGTATCAAAGCCCTGCTTGAGGAATGAATCGGAAAAACAGAACAATATTTTCATAATCGGTCAAAAAAATTACGGGGTCTATAATTTTATAACAAGAAAAATAGAACAAATGTCATGTCAATGCACATGATACCCATCAAATCGAAAAGACTATGGCTGGGTTTGCATTTTGATATAACTGGGGATAACTCCAACTTTTTACGCAAGCTAGAGGAAGCACGCAACGGAGTACGCAACACATCAAGACAAATTGAAGAAAGCGGGCTGAGTATTGAGAAGATATTCGGAAGACTGACCACGGCCGCAGCCACTTTCGGAATCAGTCTTGGAGCGCAGCAGCTCATCAGTGACATAGCTCGTGTACGTGGCGAGTTCCAGCAGCTTGAAGTGGCATTCCAGACAATGCTTGGAAACAAGGGACAGGCGGACACACTAATGTCCCAACTGGTACGTACCGCCGCCATCACTCCATTTAACCTTCAGGATGTAGCCAATGGTGCGAAACAACTGTTAGCCTATGGTACGGAGGCTAAAGATGTGAATGATACGCTTGTCCGGCTTGGGGATATCGCGGCAGGACTATCCATCCCTTTGAACGATCTGGTCTGGCTGTATGGTACCACCATGACACAAGGAAGGCTCTTCACACAGGACCTACGTCAGTTTATGGGACGTGGAATTCCATTGGCCGATGAACTTGCCAAACAATTCGGAGTAACCAAAGACAAGGTAAGCGAACTTGTGACAGCAGGAAAAGTAGGATTCCCCGAAGTGCAGAAGGCCATTGAATCCATGACCAATGAAGGCTGCAAATTCGGCGGTCTGATGGAAGCACAATCCAAAACCATTACCGGACAAATAAGCAATATCGAAGATGCAATTGACACCATGTTCAATAAAATCGGAAAACAAAACGAGGGTGTCATCAACAAGACCTTGTCCGGCATGTCTTATCTGGTGGAGAACTATGAGAAGGTAGGTCGGTTATTGACCGGACTTGTTGCTACATACGGTTCATACAGGGTTGCAGTCATGGTCGTAACAGCCATTCAGTCGCTTCAAACCTCCGGCATAGCGGCCCTGACTGTAGCGGAACGTGCCCACTACGGATGGCTGGTCTTGCAGACAACAGCACAAAAAGCGTTGAACGCTGTCATGCTTACTAATCCGTATGTGTTATTGGCAACGGCAGTTGTAGGGCTTGGAGCTGCCATGTGGGCATTATCCGACAGCACAACATCTGCTGAACGTGCTTTGGACTCGTACAACAAGAAAATAGAAAAACTCGACACGGACGAAGAAGATCGGAAACGTACTTTGGAAGGTCTTGTTAGCACCATTAATAGCGAGGTGGAAGCCGAGACCACTAAACTTAAAGCCTTAAAAGACATTGAGAAACTATATCCTGTACTTTTTAAGAAGTATGTCGATGAGAAAGGTCATATACATGACTTGACTGGGTTTTGGAAGGCATATAATGAAGAGGTTTCAAAATCCAGAACACAGTCAAAACAGGCTATAGTCGAATCTTTGGAACAACAAATAAAAAGTGCAGAATGGGCTTATAATCTGGCAAGGAAAGAGAACAACCGTTCCGAAATGAAGGTTCAGGCACAGCGTATCGAAGACCTGAAGAATGAATTGGCAAACGCAAGAAAAGATGTCTTGTCAGAAATCAATACCCAATTGGAAGTTGAGAACAGACAGGAAACACAAGAAACTACATATCAAGAGGATTTGGCAAATGCTAAAGTCGAATGGGAGAAAGCGAAAAAAGGGTATGAGGCCTTAATCAAAGATCAGACGGCTACATCGAAACAGGTGAAAGAAGCCAAAGATAAGATGGAGGCATCCAAAAAGACATACAAAGAGCTGGGCGGAGTAACCGGAAGCGCACTGACCAGACAGGAAAATCTAGCAAAAAAGCAAAAAGAAAATCAGGAAAAGCTGGACGGGCAACTTCTTTCACTTCACCGTCAGAACCAACAGGATGAAATCAACCTGATGAGAGAAGGCACGGAAAAGAAGTTGAAACAGATTGACCTTGATTATCAGAAACAGATTGATGCGATAAGAAAACAGGAGGAAGAATGGAGCAAAGCCGGTAACGGTAAGCTGACCGACAAGCAGGCACAGAAAATTTCAGAAGCTTATACCAATGCCGAAAGTATGAGAGATAAAGATATTTCCGATGTAACTGAAGGACAGCTGAAAGCCGAACAACAGGCTTTGAACGACTACTTGAAAGAATATGGCACGTTCCAGCAGCAGAAATTGGCTATCGCCCAAGAGTATGCGGAAAAAATAAGGAAAGCACAGGAAGAAAACGGTGTTAATAGTGCACAAGTAAAGTTACTGGAGAAACAACGTGATGTTGCCATACAGAACAAGGAAACAGAAGCCATAAAAGCCAATATAGATTGGGTTACTGTGTTCGGTGAGTTTGGTTCCATGTTTTCCGACATGATAAAGCCCGCCTTGGACGAAGCGAAAAAATATGTACGGACTGACAAGTTCAAGAACTCCGATCAGGCAAGCCAGAAATCATTGATTGACGCCATCAGCCAGATGGAAAAGTCTTTGGGTGGTACAAGTGGAGTCAACTTCAAGAAACTTGGAGAGGATGTAAAAGCCTATCAAATAGCAGAACAGAATCGTATCAGTGCCATAGGGATTGAAACAGCTGCTTTGGAAAGACTAAAGAAATCACAGGATGATTACACCAAAGCGCAGAAGGGCGGAACGGAAAGTGAGAAACAAGCCGCAGCAAACGCTCTTGAAACAGCACGGCAGAATGCTGACATTGCATCCGCCAATGTGAAGACACAGACTGATATCGCCAATCAGGCCCAGCGTAATGTGACTGATACTGCCACCATACTGAAAGCAAGCATGGAAAATTTGTTGGGAGGCTTGCAGCAGATTTCATCCGGTGGATTGTATAACGCATATAGCGGAATTATCAAAACCGTGAACGGATTCAAGGATGTCATAGGAAAAACGTCAGAATCTCTTAAGGAGGTCCCCATTGTCGGATGGATTCTGTCCATCATTGACGTACTCAAAGACGGATTAAGTGATCTTGTCGGTGGTCTGCTTGATGCTGTTCTGAACGCTGTCAGTGGAATTATCGGTGATGTCTTGTCAGGGGATTTGTTTGTCACAATCGGCAAGTCATTGAGGAACGGCATAGGAAACATCCTGAACGCAATCTCATTCGGAGGCTTCAACTCCTTGTTTGGAATAGGTGGAAACGCCAAGGAAGTACAGGAAACGATAGACAGGCTGACGGACAGGAATGAAACTTTGCAAACGGCCATCGAGGATCCGACTGACGAGATGAAGGCAAGCAAGGGAATGAAATCGGTTGAATCTTACAGGGAAGCTGTAAAGTATCAGGAGGAAGTCAATAAAAACTATCTGCAAATAGCAAAGGAGCAAGCCGGATATCATAAGAGCCACGGCAGCTGGCAGCATTATCTGAAATGGACGGATGAAATGCTGGAACACGCAAGAAAAGCTACCGGCATGCAGGATTTCTCCGGCACCGATTCCTTGTGGAATCTGACCCCCGAACAGATGAAGGCTCTACGGTCGGACGTATGGTTATGGGATATCATGGAATCTTCCGGTAAGGGAGGTTACGGTGAGCGTGTTACCGACAAGCTGGATGATTATATAGAGCAGGCAGGAAAACTGGAAGAACTGACCGACAGTCTTTATGAGGGCCTGATCGGAATGTCATTCGATTCCATGTATGACAGTTTTATAAGCAGTCTGATGGATATGGAGAAGAGTGCGGAGGATTTTGCTGATGACATATCCAAATATTTCATGCAGGCGATGCTGTCAAATGCCATCGGTGAACAGTTTAGTGACAAACTGAGGACATGGTATGATAAATTCGGTGAAGCCATGAAGGATGATGGTACGCTTGACAATAATGAGCGTAAGGAGCTGATGGATGAATACATGGGTTATGTGGACGAAGCCATGAAGCTCCGTGACGAGCTTGCCGCAGCAACCGGATATGACAAGATTTCGCAAGAATCAACATCCCAGTCAGCTTCATCCAAAGGTTTTCAGGCAATGAGTCAAGATACTGGCGAAGAGTTGAACGGTAGGTTTACAGCATTGCAGATTGCAGGAGAAGAAATAAAAAATGCCATGCTGAATACGCTGGCGGTGGCACAAGCCATATCCTCATTTGCCAAAGACAACAATACAATGTTGACTGAGATAAGAAATCTGATGATTTCATCCAACGGTCACCTTGAAAGTATTAACAAAAATACACCAAACTAATTTATAAGTTTGGAGACAAGCTTGACGAAATAGCGAAAAATACAAAAAGTATATAAATATGCCACAAGAAGAACTGTTTATTAATGGAAAGGACGCTTATACCACATGGGGAATAAGCATGGATGACACTGCACTGTCCGCCCTCATGACCCCAGCACCCAATAAGGAGTTCATTGAGAACAAGAGCCGAATGGAGCATGGAAAGCGTGTGATAACAGCTGATCCCAAAAAGGACGAGCGCGATCTTACATTACAGATAAACCTGACAGCCCCTGATAAAGATACATTCTTTGCAAGGTATGACAGCTTTTGTAATGAGTTGGATAAAGGAATACTTGAAATAAAGACAAAGTATCAGCCCAATATAGTTTACAGGACTATTTATATTTCCTGTAACCAGTTCAGCCAATTCATGCAAGGCATAGGAAAATTCGTGCTGAAGCTGAATGAGCCTAATCCCAATAACAGAAATTCCCCTTGATATTCTATTTGATTTTCAAATAAAATATATACTTTTGTTCAGCATTGTGTAAAGGCACACAAAACTTAATTATGGAACAAATCGACATCAAAGACATATCCGGTGCTATCCAGCTTACAACTTTGATCAATGAAGGCTGCAAGCGTAAGTTCACTCTGATGAAGGAGGACTACATCATGTTAAAGTTCTCCTTAGAGAATCCCATATATTTCAAACTTGGCTCATACGTGGAATGTAACTTCGGATTGTTCGAGGTGTGCGACTTGCAGAAGCCCGCATTCAACACCAATACCGCCGGCTACGATTACGAATTAAGACTTGACGCCTACTACTGGAAATGGAAAAACAAAATCTTCAAATATACCCCGGAGACGACCGGACAGGAGGCGTCCTGGAACCTGACCGCCCCGCTTGACGTACAAGCCGGTATAGTCCTTAGAAATTTGAAAGCTCTTGGTTACACATACAAAGGACAGGATTTTGTTTTCTCCATTGATTCCACAGTCGAAAACAAGTCCCAGTTGATGAGTTACGATAACATCAACATCCTTGACGCTTGTTTTGAGATGGCGAAGAAATGGGATTGCGAATGTTGGGTGACTGAAAACATCATCCATTTCGGACGTTGTGAGTCTGGCGATGCGGTGATTTTCGAGATCGGGAAAAACGTGCAGGAAATGTCACAGTCAGAATCCCAGTCCACCTATGCCACCCGTATCTACGCTTTCGGCTCAACAAAGAATATCCCATCTGACTACCGTCCGGTTGATGAGACCGTGGTTGTGAACGGCGTGGTGCAAAAACGCTTAATGCTTCCCGAAGGCACTCCTTACATTGACGCTTATCCTGATATGACTACCGAGGAAGCCGTCGAGCAGGTGGTTATCTTCGATGAAGTCTATCCCCGAAGAACGGGCATCATGTCGGATGTCACCACTATCGAAGTGACGGACAAGGTGGAGAATGAGGACGGCACAACCACCGAGGAAAAATGGAATGCCTACCGCTTTAGGGACACGGGTGTTAACTTTTCCGAGAAATATATCCTCCCCGGTCAGGAGCTGAGGATACGTTTCGCGTCCGGGCTTCTCAACGGTTTGGAGTTCGCCGTGAAGTTCAATCCTGAGGGAAAGCCGGAGAAATTGGAGGATGGCGGATGGAACCCTGAGGCACAGCTTTGGGAGATAGTCAGGAATGAGGACTATGGCAGACCGCTTCCCGGTGATGTGCTCTTTCCCCAGGATGGAGATGAATATGTGCTTTCCGGCTGGGACAGCACGAAAATAACCGAACTGGGGCTTGTGGGTGCCGCCGAGCAGGAGTTGAAGGAAAAGACTGAAAAGTACGCTGCCAAATCCAAGATAGACCCGAGTACCTATGGCTGCACGATGATGTCAAATGACGCATACCGTGAGGATGGCGTTCATAATTTCTATGGCATCGGTCAAAAGGTCAACCTTATCAACAAGGCTTATTTCGAGAACGGAAGACAGTCAAGGGTTATCGGATTTGAATTCAATCTTGACTATTCCTTTGACTCACCTGTTTATACTGTCGGGGAAACCGCCGCCTATTCCCGTATCGGGGAGCTGGAGGAAAAGGTTGAGAGCCTTACCCTAAAGGGACAGACCTATACGGGCGATGGTGGCAGCGGTGTGTATGTGATCGGAAGCCACGACTCCACCCCTGCGACAGACCATAACGTGTATTCCGCATTGCGCTCGCTGATCATGTTCATGCGCAAGGATACGGAGGAACGCACCGGTTTCCTATTATCCCTGTTGGGCGGAACCGTCATCAAGAAATACGCCAAGTTCGGTGATTTCGTTACCGGCGTTTCTGGAGGTTACATCGGTGAGGACGCCCGTGCCGAGCTGGAGGCTCTGGTCCTGCGCAGCTCTCTGAGTGTACCAGAACTTCGTTTCAACCGTCAGACCTATTTTGAAGGATATAATACTATAAGTCCCGGCGGAGGGCTGAAGATAAAAAGCTTTGTCGCCAATAGTGACGGCAGCTATACTGTCACCCCTGATCTGGAGGATGGTGTACCGCTGGGACAGAAGCCGGACGATATCCTCCTAGGCTTCTGGCATGACAAAAGCGTCACTACCGGTGACTTTATTGGTTTCCGGAAAATACAGTACCGTATCACTTCCGCAGATTACGACGAGAAGACATTCGTGATGGTTCCGCGTCCCGGATATGAGTTCGTTCCCCATAACGAGATGCGTCTCGGACAGACGGGGAACTTCACCGACAAGGAGCGTCAGACTTATATCATCATAGACGTGCGTGACGGTAACTGCTGTATCACCCTTGTTGACAATGCCAACACCTGGGACCCGGAGCCGGCACAGATGAAGAGCTGGTTCGGCAAGAAGAAGGGTATGACCATCAACGGGATCAACTGCGACAGGTTCTCGGCGGTATTGCAGGATATCATCATGACGGGATTGATTTTTCAAATTGATGAAATTACCGGTAGCACAGTCCGCGTTCCTATCGACTTCCCTAGCTGGGAGCCGGGCAGGAAGTACGCATATTATTCCCGTGTGCCCCATAACGGTTCCACATGGTTGTGCGTCAATGACAAGGGCACTATTTCCGAGCCATCCGAAAACAATCCGGACTGGCTTGTATCAGCCGCCAAAGGTGACAAGGGTGATCCGGGCCTGTCTGTAATAGGTGGCGGTCATTGGGAATCCTCTAAGACCCCATACGAGGTCAATACCATGGTCACTTTGGCGGGCTGTGTTTTTATCTCCAAGGTGAAAACATCCAATCCTCCCATCAGGATCGCAAGGTTCAGGAACGGCAGTTATCGTCGCAAAAAGGATGGCGGTTATATCCTTGCCGGGAAGTCAGCCGACTGGACCGTGCATGAAGACTGGGAGATGCTTCTGGACGGGCGTGAGCTGAAAGGCGAAAGCATCACCTTCCTTGGTGAATTTGCATCCCATCCATCCAATCCCAAGGAGGGTAACAGCTACCGAAATACGGCTGACCATTGTACTTACATATACCGGAATGGTTTGTGGATGGTCATGGTCAAAGACGGGACTGACGGTAAGGACGGCAAAGGTTACGAGTGGATCTACACCCGTACCAACATCATCGGCCTTACCCCTGACAAGCCGGAATCGAAACAGCAGGATGATTATATACCGGAAGGCTGGACAGATGATTTTCTTGGCGTGGATGCCGACCATCAGGTGGAATGGGCGTGCAAACGTGTGAAGCGTGATGGAGTATGGAGTGAATGGAGCACTCCGGCCCCTGTGCACCGTTGGAGTAAGGACGGGGAGTCGAATATCATGGCCGACCTTGACAATGAGATGGTGAGCGTCGCTCTTACCAGTACCGGCGTTACTACTTCCGCACAGTCATGGACTACCCATGTGTCCATGTGGTACGGTACCGAGAAACTCACCCTTGAATCTTTGACAGTCAGCACGCCTGCCGGTTTCACGGCAAGCACAAGCAAGGCCACCGGAGCGGTGGCGATATCCGTCGCTGCCGGAAAGTCGGTTCCGGAACAGAATACGGTCACCATCACACTGGCTGCAATGAAGAACGGGCAGCTCTATACCCGTGAACTGACTTTCAAGATAACCGGTGTCCGTGGCGGGGCGGACGGTTCCGATGCGGTAATTTATAGCCTTGTCACTTCGGTCACGATGGTCAGCAAGAACAAGAACGGCGGTTACAGTGTAGCTTCGGTATCCTGTCGGCGTATGAAGACAGTCGGTGCAGTCACTACGGCCACAACGGACGGGGAGTTAAAGTACAGTCGTGACGGTGCGGCCGAGGTTCCCATCGGTGATGGTGTCGGGGTGGCTTCCGGTAATTTTACCAGTAGCTTGAAGTTCGTGTTCTACGTGAACGGTCAGGCGGTTGATGTCGAAACTGTCCCGATGGTTGTGGACGGCAGTGACGGAAAGGATGGTGAGAGCATCACAGCAGCCGGTCATTGGGAATCCGCCAATACTCCGTATGCCAAGAACAGTACAGTATCGTTTGCCGGAGGATCTTACTTAAGCAAGGTTGAAACCTCCAACCCTCCGATTAAAATCGCCAAGTTCAGAAACGGCAGACTCCGCAGGAAAAGAGACGGCGGATACATCCTCGCCGGCAGATCTGCGAACCGGACGGTACATGCGGACTGGCAGGAGATGGTTGCCCCCGTCGGACCGTCGGCATCCTACTGGCTGGACAGTCCTGTCAGCGTGATCAACTTCACTTCAACAGGCACGCCATCCCCGTCTGGATTCCTTGTCACTTGCAAACAGAATGTGGCAGACAATGTAAGCACGTGCAGCACGCTTTATCTGGCAGCCCGCAAATACAACGGAAGCTGGCTGGCTCACGTAGGTGCTACCCTAAGCAATCAGATATCCGTTCCAGCGACAGCCGGATACACCCAGTTTGCCGTCCGGGCTTATAAATCCGCGTCGGACGCAAACGCATGGAATAATAATTTTGTCGCTGAAAAAGGGGTGGGTGTTGCAAATGATGGTTCCATAGGAGCGACAGGAGCAACAGGGGCGTTTCCCCGTGACAGAGGCGTATGGGCTTCCGGACAGACTTACGTCTGGAATGCGGATTACCGGGATAAGGTCATATATCTGATAGGGGGAGTTTATTATAATTTCCTTGTAAAAAATTACGGCGCTTCCGTTACCGCTGCACCCACATCTGTCAACGGTGATTCCAATTGGGAAGCTATGCAGAAGTTTGTGAATATCGCCACTGACACCCTGTTTGCCGATGGTGCGAATGTAGCCGGCTTCATGTTCAAAGACAAGGTTCTCAAATCTTTTAATGACAAAGGTGAAACTCTTCTTATCAACGGTGTAACCGGGTATTTTAAATGTAAGAATGCAGAGATTACAGGAACAATCACAGCGGATAAAGGACGTATCGGTCCGTTCTCCATCGCTTCGGGGATGTTGTCCTCAAAGATCCTTTATGAAAATGAAACAAATAAATACGTCGGTTTCAATTTGTCTGCCGGACAAATTGAGTTTTATAACGAAAGGACATTTGCAAACGTAAGAATCGGGGGAAACACGCATTTTGCCACCATTGAAGGGATTAAGTATGATGCTGGAATTGACATACAGAGTCCAAATGCCATGATCGGAATGCACATCAAGACTCTGAGCATTCCTCTATTCGTGGAGGGAGGTAACATTTTCCTTCATCCGAACAATGACAGCTATGTTTCTCTTCGTGGCATAGTTGGCAACTGGAGGAATATCTCTGTCAAAGCTTCATTGAACAACAACGATGATAATGTGATGTTTATTAATAGAGACAATATAGAAGTGACACTTCCTCCGGATGTTCCGGGACATACCATATACTTCAAACGTATGAGCGGCGGAGTAAGATTGACAGGAGGACGGATCCTGCCTGCTCCCGGAGGACAGGAGGTGTCTTATATTGATTTGGATTTTGCATCCGGCTTCATTAAGTGTATGGGTAATTATTGGGTTATGTTTTATTGCGGATAATTTAAATATAAAGTATGAGAATAAATTTTGCACAATTCCCTATTTATGATGGGATTAAAAAAGAAAAGCTTATAGCCAGTAACATCACTGAGGCCTTCGGTGACTGGATATATAAGAACGTAGCGGGCTTGAAGGCGCATCTCCTTGCGGAGAAAATCTTCAAGTCGACTGTAGATGGTGTGGAACTTGACGAAGAGGAGGTGGATATCATAAGACGTTCTACCCCTATGTTGTCCGGCTTGCTGGCCGATTCGTTGAATGATTATCTGGATAAAAAGAAGGAGGAACAACATGAAGATTGAGAATTTGGAACGCGCCAGCCGAATCAATGACGAACTGGCGAAACTGAAGCTGGCGAAAAATACATTGAATAACGGAGGCTATGTCCGTATCTACAGTAGCGCCCGGTCAAGTGCCGGATGTGTGGAACTGGATATAGCGAACTTCAATGACGAGGTGAATACGTGTATAGACAACCATATTGCTGAACTTGAATCAGAAATAGAAACGCTATGATGAAAGAATTATGGCAATTAATCAAGATGCTGTTCTCAAGCAAGCCGGGTGATTTTGATACTCCTGAGCTGCTTCCCATGAAGCATTATCCTTTCAAGGGATACCGTTTCATGATGTGGTGCGGACGGATGATATACCGTGCTGAGAACAAGGAGAACATAGATAGGTATATGCAGACCTATGCGGGTAAGGAAAGCCTGACGCACGAAACCATACACCTGCGTCAGGCACAGGTTATCGGCTCATGGGTAAAATACTACTGGCGGTATTTTGTCGAGTGGGTTAAGGGAAACCCTATCTGCCATCCTGCGAGTTCGGCATATTATACCATTCCGTATGAAATCGCCGCATACGCCAATCAGGGCAATCCTGATTACTTGAAAAACTATACGGATGATTCCTTTACTCGTTACAAGTTGAAGCATAGAAAGCGTATTTACAAGGAGCATCAAAAAGATTGGAAAACTTATATAAGAACTTTATAAAATTTGGATATTATGAGTGATTTGAATTTAGAAAATATAGTTGGCTTTAAAGCTGTGGATAAAGACGGCAACGAACAGAATGTAACAGTAGATGAAATGGTGGATATGGTTTCCACAAGAATGGTTATGGCTTTGTCTGAAACTTCAACATTTGCCGCCGCTGCCGCAACAGGGAATGACGTGTATGAGAATGAACTTCCGACAGTGACGGATGCCGCAAATGTAAGAGTTTTACAAAGTAGCGGGGATGCGGGAAAAATGACGATGCAGTCGCTTGCATCAAAACTGGGAGAACTGATTGGTACAGCTACGGCTAATAAGAATGGATTAATGAGTAAAATATTTGTAGTAACTGATATAGAAAGAGGAAAAGGTCTGATTATTGACTATAAAGCTGATTCTAATGGTTTATATACTTCTTCTTCGTTGATAGAAATATATGTCTATTCGGGAGCTAATACTGCATTTTATAGAGTGATGTCAATACCTAATGGATCTAAAAACATAGAAATAAAATATATGGGGCTGCATTGGTGCGATTTTAAATATGCAAATGGTAAATTGTATGTGTTACCTAAGTCGGAGGATTCTTCTATCTCGTATAAGGTATCATTAGTTAGAAGAACAAGACCGAATTTCTCAACAATAAACTTTTCTGATTTTTCCACTGTTACAGGTGAAATAATTACACCTACACTTGATTAATCCACTTCTGGGAGGACTAATGAACAGTTTGAAGCTGTTCCCGTTTATGCCCAAAGGTATATTAAGTACAGACGGAGAGGTAAATAGTGCAACTGCAAGCGGAATGTATCATGTATTCGGACGAGACGGAATTAGTGTTGTTTCAAATTATTCCATAATGATAGTTTTTAACGATGGACAAGGATATGTCATTCAAATGACATTCCGTCTAGGTGAGGATGTTGTTGGTTTCCGCCGTAATTATGATGGGAAATGGGGAGATTTTAGGTCTTTTGTATTGGCTTCTTAGAAACATGGATTACCTTTGCACCGCACATGGCGTTGTGCATATCAGGATCGGGTGGCACCGGTTTGTACCGGACCACCCGTTTTTTATACCAAAGATACGGTTCGCCAATAATCCCAATTAATCGCCAACAGGCAGAAATTCTTGTTTAAATTCCTACCTGTTCGAGCGTCCTAATATCTATATCTACTTTAGTTGCTGAAATGGCATTATAAATCGGTATGCGGTTGGCAAAATATGCTATAGCGTATCCCCATCCACTCACGTAAACATAATAATTGTAATCATTATCTCTATACATTCTTATTGATGACGGTCCAGAATTATGCGTAATACATAACCCATTACCACCGCCATGCATACAGATAATAGAGTAGTCATCAACTACTTCCGAATTACCTTCACCAACAATCTTAACAACCAAATTTAAATTCCTCATAAAATCAATCCTATATAAGGTTGCAGATCCTCTACCTTCTGCCATCCTTATATAGTTTTCATTTTGCAGAAGTTCTCCCAGCTCTGAAAAATC